ACACAGAGTCTTTTGACTGGTCGGGAGTACTATTTGTGTTTTGTTGCAGATTTCCCGGCTTCTACAGGCGCAGGAGAGCCTGCCGGTGACTTGGACACCAATTGCCAACTGCACTACAAGGACGGTTAATGTCACGTGCCGAAGGCACGTGCTAAGGAGGAGCCCCCCGACTTAGGGTTAGGGTTAGGGTTAGGGTTAGGGTTAGGGTTAGGGTTAGCGGGACCCCCCGGAGCGAAGCGGAGGGAGGGGGATGCTAGCGCGCCGCAGGCGGTTAGAGTATATAGTAATAAAATTTTTATTACTATGGAATTACATTGGCGCGGGGGGAAGTAAACGGCGGTTGTTGGCGAGGATACGGATGTCCCATCTGTCCATGGACAGTTGGTCTAATTGCGGCATAAAATTGGACATAATGACGACGTGCGGTGGTGCAAATAACCTAAAGCCTCCCTCGTATTTCCCGGATTGTATGATGCCGTCCTTTATCGCCTCGATGGCTCCGTATGAGACCTTCCCCTCAGATGAACGTGGTAGATTGACGATCACCACGGTGGGTGTACGAGTCGACTTGCAAACTGAGTGGGAAATATCCCTGAAGTTCCCGCCGCTGAAGAAAAGCGCACTCGGAAAAGTGGCTAGAGCGAATTTGCAGAAGGCCGTCTTTCCTGAACCACCGAAGTCGTCGCAGTACCACGTAATCCTGCGCTCGTCCGGAGGACCCCGAAGCTCCGCCAACAGCTCCGTCTGCCATGCGAACATGTCCCCCTCCTCGAGCAGGTAAGTAGCCCGCTCGTCTGGAATCTCGAAGCCGCTCTGCCAGATGCGCCCACCAGGCGCGCGCTTCGTCGCGTCGGAACAGTATGCGAGGCTGCTCTTGATACATCTGGCGGGTTCGAGATGTAGGCGTAGATTCCACTGCTTCAGGGTGGACATGGCGACCTGGTTCTTGTTATATACGAAGCCCTGCAAATGTGGCGTTCCCTCCGCGCCTACTTCCTCCTGGAACACATATCTAAAAGGGGTTGCGTGAGGAACCCCTTAATTGCGTCTCAGTAAAACACGCCTGAGACTGAGACACACTCACCCCTTGCATTCCGAAAGCAGTATGCATTCTTCCAGCGCTTGTATTTCAGGCTCGGTGTAGTTGTTTAAGGTAAAACACCAGCCTCTGGAGCGCTGGCCACGGGGGGCCCTAGGGCGGGGGGGCGGGGCTTCAGCGGGCATCGCGTCAACAACGTTGACGAAGTATTACCGATGCCCGCCTCACTTTATAGTCGTGGCAAGTGAGACGCTACTACTATGTGCGTCTCAACGCCTCAAAAATAAATCGCGCAAAAAAAATAGCGCGGGGGTATAAAAGGCGCGTTTATCCCGAAAGGGAAACGCGCCACCCCAGCCCCCCCAGCCACAACCCCAAAACGGATACCGTATACGCCCCAGCATGGCTAGACGACGCCGCCGCGGCGTACGCCGCCGCACTCAGCGGCGCACTCGCAGGCGTACAGGTGGAAGGAGTGGCTTCAGAAGGGCGGTGGCGCGCGTTGCGACGCGCGTTATCAACCGCCGTATCGAGACTAAGATCCTGGAACTGCCTGACCAGGCCATCGCACCGATGACCGTTCGTACCATGTACGTGCATAATCCTACTTACCAGATTCTGGAGGGGACGAACGACAACGAGCGTATCGGACGCAAGATCCAGAACGCCATGCTGCACGTGTCGTTTCAATACGTACACATAGGCCGTAACGTGACCTCTACGGCCGTTATTTCAGACACCTCCTACCTGCGCATGCTCCTGCTGGCTAGCACGCGTATCAAGCAGACTACCACTACAGGGTTTGACCCTAACCCGGCGGGTCTCAACCCCGCGGACATCTTCTACAGCGGGACCAAGACGAGTTTTTCTCCGGTGGACCGGAACCGCTGGACCGTCCTCTACGACAAACGGTTCAAGGCTACACTTATCACGGACCCTAACCTACTGACGTCCACCAATGTTGGCAAGGCAGGATCCGTTATTCGAAAGAACATTAGGATCCCTCTAGGAAAGCACCTTACATACTACGAGAACACGACTTTCACTACACAGAGTCTTTTGACTGGTCGGGAGTACTATTTGTGTTTTGTTGCAGATTTCCCGGCTTCTACAGGCGCAGGAGAGCCTGCCGGTGACTTGGACACCAATTGCCAACTGCACTACAAGG